TGATACCACAAGTACCAGCAGTAGTAGTCCAAGAGAATTCAACACCATTTGTAGCTGATGCAATAGCATTGACTACTGGTTGGTTAGGCGCATCTATATTAACTGGCGTAATAATAGTAGTACTATTCCCAGCAGAATCCTTAGCTACAATAGTTACATTTCTAGAACCTAACCATACACAATTAAATAATACTTCAGATATACTAGAAGTATATACATTAGAACTTTCACTAGTTGTAAAACTATTTACTAGGTAGTTACTATTAGTAGTAGTCCAATTAAGGTCTATAGTATTTTGTTTAAATGTATATGTAACTCCAGTTATAGTCATAGTTGCTATAGTAATACTACATGTAGTAGATATACTTTCATTACCAGATGTATCAATAGCTGTAACACTATATGTGTACACTCCAGGAGTATGTTTAGGAGCAATACCAGAGTAACTTTCTGCAGTACTAGTACCAACATAACCAGAACTATTTCTTACAATATAATGAGAGAAGTCATTAGGTTTACTAGTATAAGTCCAAGACATATTAAGCATATCTTTGCTAATACTACCAGAAACAGCTGTAACTACAGGTACTGGAGTAATTGGTATTGTAACAGAACTTGTAGTACTTAAATTTCCTGTAGTATCTTTTGCCTTAACTGCTAGAGTTTTAGACGTACTACCAAATATTACATCCGTAGTAAAACTATTAGTAGTAGTACTACCAATTTGTACTGTACCATCTAATATAATAAATTCTTTAAAGTCTAAAGGTTTATAAGGATATGACCAAGATAGTGTAAAAGTATTACCTAACTCAGTACCAACTAAATTACTAACTGGATCAGGAGCTTGTGTTTTACCAAGAACTGTATAGGTATTTTGTATACCATCAACCATAAAGGTATAAGTTTTACCCTCAGTTAGTCCAGGTATATCCATAGAGTTACCTCTAGCAGTACCAGCAGATGTGAAGATACTATCACCTTCTTGCATATAACTAACTTCATAGCTTAATGCAGAACCCCTCCAAGATAACTGAACTATAGGTTGTATTGTACCATCTTTAGCAATACTTAAGTATTCTGAAATAGTAATACCTAAAGTTTGTCCATAAGATATATTAGCAATTTGTATAGTATCTACTACATCGTTGTATACTTCTGGTACATACTCAACAGCGGATATTTTACGTTTAAGGTCTCCAGCAGTACTAATTGATATTATACGCATCTGTTTAGCATGACGATTAACTTCACCAAAAGAGTACACAGAGTATTCTCCTAATATAGGTAGATTAGTGACAGTAGTAACTACATTCCCAACCACACTACTAACTTGTACATATACTTGTTCGTCAGTATTGGCATCAGATATTTGTATCCAATGTGGATTAGTATTTAATATAGTTAAATCATCTCTATCTACAACTATAGTATTAATAGTATTACTAATTATTCTGCCAGAAAATCCCCATTGAGGAACATCATGAGCTACGTTAATAATATCACCTATTTTACAGTATAAAGAATCTATTGAAACCTCAAAGCTACTAGTTATTGTTATAAACCTATTTTGATTTAGGTGGAATCTTGCTTGTCGTAAAGCCTGTTCTCTAGTTACACAACCAAGTAAATCTATTGAAGTTTTATTTACTTGGTGATTTAAATCATAGTTACCTTGAGATACTTCTAGTACTGTTCTAAGATAATCATTTTCAATATCATAATAAGTAATCTCAATAATATTAGCTCTATCCTTTAGTGGAATAAAATCCATACTATAAGAATCTTGTATAATATTTCCCATAGTGAATAGGAAACCTTGAGTTGGTAATATATCTGGCTTATCTATTAATACTGAAAAATCAGAACCAAACTGGACTACCCTTCCTCTACCAAGTTGTCCTATTAACTGTAACCCCTGCACTAGAGTTAACTGTTGGTCAATATAAAGGTTAATAGTAAAATTCTGAGCAGTACAATAGTCTGCCCACTCAGTAAACTTAGATAAATCTACTCTATCTAAGCTAACTCCAGCACCATATCTAGTATTAGTAAGTAAGTCTAAAGCTGCCCAAGCTGGGTTATCCAATCTACCATAAGTACCAGTAATTCTGCTAGCAAGACAAGTAATCTTTGGAAGACCACCAGATAGTTGATCTGTCGCAAGAATACTCATACCTAGTAAAGCCGTATTAGGATAGGTAAAATCATCAGGAATAGCTTCTTGTAGATACTCAAAGTAACAAGAACTACCATATCTAGAGGTAAGATCAGGATTTACATAGTACTTAACTCTAATATCATACATATCTGGAGCAAGCCCAGTTACTTTAAATGATTTACGTATTGCTGATGAACGTTTATCAGTAAATGTAAAGTAATCACCAGTAAAATCTGATTTAACTTCGCACCAAGCATACTGAGTAGTAGTACCATTAGCAGTATGAGAAGGAGCACTTTTACCACTATTAGGGGTTGTAGAACCTGGTGGATACGCTACATGCCCAACAGCAGTAATAGGTTTAGTTGTAATATCACCAACATAGTATGTTGGTACTACTGGGTCACCCTTAGCTGTTACTTGTTTTTTGTATACCTGATAAGGGCCAGTAGCATCGGCTGTTGGTATTCTAGCTATAGAGTAATTAGTGTCATACGTTGGTGTCTGATCTACATAATAGTACATAGTATCCATGACATGACCACTATTAGGTAGTTGTAACCAAGTAGCTGAACTATGTGATTTATACTCTACTGCAATTTTCACAGAATAATCTGACATACCACCTGAATCATTCGCGTAGAATATACCCTGAGGAAATAATAATCCGATAGTTATACTTGTTACAGCGTCACCTACTGTACTATCTTGAACCCAAGTAGTAGCATCTATAAGTTTTTTGCCTATGCTTCTATCAGACCAAGTATCTTGGAAATCTGGAATAGTCGTTTGGTTATTACTACCAAGTCTAGTTTCATAAACTACATTAGTAAATGAGGAAACTTCAGCATCATTAATCATTACACTTGATATACTATTAAATTCACCTTCACCAAGTGCAAGTAAAACTTTTAAGTATTGTTTATCTTCAATAGTATCTAGATACTTACCAACATACTGTGGTGTAATCCGCATAGTTCCATAAAGAATTTGTATTGGGTAACCTTGAGCAATCTGGTTACCAGAAATGTTCCAACCGTAAGTTGTAGAGTTATTAAAAGAATCTAGTGAAGGGAACTTTGGTATATTAGGTGGAAATACAATACCAACTACACCACCAATGATTAAACCAACACCTACTTGAACTACACCCAACATAAATGGTGTCATTGCGCCAAAAGTTAAACCATTAGCAACAAAAGCTGCGGCGATTAAAGCAATCCCAATAACTATTTTAATTATATTTTTACCGCCACCACCACCTTTAGGGACTAAAGAAAAACTAATAATATCATGGTCTTCAACTATAAAATCAACTTCTATAATCTCTTGGTTTCTAGCAATAACTAAATCGTAGTACTCTATATCATAGTTAAAGTCTTTTAACATAGCATAACAACTAGTACCAACTGGTACAGCTATAGTTGTTATATCATTACTATCAAAAGGATTATTATGCGCGACTAGTTGAGCTTCAGCTACTCTTGAGCGCTCAGTAAATACTGGTTTATCTAGCTTGATAATTTCCATCTATATATTCCTTTTATATAATACTGAAATTCTGAAACTTTAACTGTAAAAGAACCTATATGTTCTAAGGTATGTAACATCATACCATTACCAATATAAATACCAAAGTGTTGTACTATTTTTGGATGTTGTGGATCATATGCCATGGCAATTACGTCATATAATTGAGGTTCTTGTACTAACTTCCAATGTTCTGCAATCTGTTTTAAGTAATCAGAAAATATACGTTTAGTATCTTTACATGAACTATTAAAATCAGGAATAGTAGTTTGTAGTTCTTCTTTATATACTAAGCGTACAAGACCATAACAATCACAAGCTTCTAGTGAAGAACCTTTATCAACAAAAGGTATGCCAATATATTTATTCATAGTCTAACACCACCAAGACCTACTGAAGGCCATCCACCAAATCTTCCAGAGTTGTTATAAGACTCACACTGGAGTAATGACTTGTCACAAGTAGTACCAGCTGCTAATAGTGGGTTAGTACAAGGTAAACTACCACAACATTCTATACCTTTAAATTTCCAGAAACAAAATTGTTTAAGGTATTTACGTTTTGGTATAGTAATACCAAAAGGGCTATTAGCAGTTAGGGTAAATGTAGCTACTTCATGTGTTGTAGAAGGATTATTTAATTCAAAGTAAACTTCTTTAATAGCCTCAGTATTTGCTAAATCTTTTGAATTAACTACGTAACAATTACATATAATCTCGTTACCCTCGATACCATTAATCTTTAGGTAGTAATCATAGTCAGTAAGATACTTTTCCATAACTCTCTGTCTATTATCTAGAGATATAGTCCACTGAGGAACTTCTCCTGTTGAATTTTCATTCAACTCTGATATCTCAAAAGGAAAAGCTAACCACTCATGCCCGCGCCACGTAACGTTATCACCATTATTAGTGATATATACTATAGGAGTTCCAGGAATAGTAATCTCAAGAAGTATCATAAAGACACTATCAGTACCTAATTTATTTTTCTCTTCAATTACTATTTGTGAAGCCATGAAAGTCCTTAAACTGATTCTAGTATTATAGAGGTATCTCTGGTTTTAAATGTTGTATATACTTCGTCTAACTCACCAGTAGAGAATGTTACTTGGTAATCTTGTAGTTCTACTGGATGAGTAAAAGTAAATACTGTACCAACATATAGATTAAAGAAATCTTGTAGAATCTTAAACTCTTGTGTTGTTAAAGTCGGATACTCTAACTTAAATACCTTACGACTCCTAGTAGATACTCTACGAACTTGTAAGTAGTTCCCCTCAAAAGTAGTCTTAGTAATAGGAATAGATGTCTTGGTACTAGACCCTATACGTGGATCTGGAGCCAGAGGGTTATTACTTGGTAATGGAAAAGCTGCCATACACATCCTTTAATTTTATTATTATATCATAAGTAACCTTAAAGTAAGCTTAATTACCTACCACCACTTACTAAATCTCTCATACCATTCTTATTTCTTTTAATAGCATCAATAACTATAGATAGAACAAAGGCCTCTCCATTAAATTTACCTTCGGATTTAGTAACTTTTAGTTCTTCACCTGAATGATTAATAATTTCAACTTTTACATTCTGCATTCCATTAGAACTACCAGAAGTATTAACACCTAAACGACCTTGAGAATCTCTCTGTAAAGGCATAACAGCTTCAGCACCAGCTTCACCAGCAATAGTACCTTTAGCGACATAAGTAGGACTAGAAACTATAGAGTTTACATAACTACCACCTTTAGCTAGGTAGGTTGGGTTACCATCTATACTAACACCACCTTTAGCCCAAGAACCTCTATTAGTAACGTGTGTATTATTTAGATTATACTCTGAATCCGCTCCACCAGAGTAAGTACCAGCATCTTTTGCAGCAGCTACACCAGACTGTGACCCAAAGTAAGCAGACGCAACATTAATAGCTGTACCTAACCAACTAGGAGCACTAGAAGCAGCCATACCAATCATAGCAATCGCTTGTTTAATTACTAGTTCTTGCATCAAACCATCTAGAATAGCTTTAGTTAATTTATCTCTAAGATCTGACCACTTTGCATAACCTGCATTACCAATTTGGAAGTAATCTGTAAG